TATTTAGCGTAGTGTTTGTACCCTGAGTGTTGATAATCATGGTACTAGCGTCAGTGTAGATATTGCCTTTGTTTGCACCGCCAGTCTGAAAATCCATGTAGCCACTAATTACAGCATTGTCAGTGACGGATGTGCCAGTTACGTCTATGCCTGTGGCGGTTGTGGCTAGTTTTATACTGTTGTCGTAATAAAGCTGTGATGCGCCATTTACGTTAAAGGCCGCATACGTTTCAGAACCACTTGCCGTAGCTAATACGATTTGATTTTGGCCTCTAAGATTTAAATTACCTGTTCCAGCATCAGCAATAATACTTTCAGTTCCTGAATGATAAATCTGTAGATCATTGCCTGTTCCAAAATAAGCACCTACACCGTCAGGAAAATTTACAGTAGCAGAGGTAGTCATACCGTCTGTGGTAATAACTCCAGTTACGTCGATGCCTGTGGAGCTTGTGGCTAGTTTTTCATTGTTTGTGTGATACAACCTAGCGATGTTAGATGCGCCTTGAAAATACTTGTTACCGCCAAAAGTAGCTATTTCTACATCTGCTCCGGCAAGTATTAAATTGCCTGTACCTGATAAGCCTTGGTCTTGAATATAACTATTACTGCCATCATGATAAATCTGTAGGTCAGAGCCAGCACCGAAGAGTGCTTTGTCATTGTCGCCAAACGCAATGTCAGTACCACCAGTAGCGTTACCATTAGCAAGGACTTCAGCGAGTGTATCTACTGTACCGACTTGGCTGTCTACATACGCCTTGATTGACTGCTGAGTAGCCAATGCCGTAGCACTGTTACCTGACATATCGTCTTGGTCAAGAATGTCTGTGACTGTGACAGCGCCTGTACCTGATAGTCCGTCAAACTCTACAGTACCGTTAGCAGTAACACCTGCAAAGGTTGGAGAGTCAGTAGTAGCTACGCCTTGGTTTAATGCTTTGACAGAGGCTTCACTAGTCAGCTCTGAGTCCATCAACGCACCAGCGGCAGTAACATTGGCTGTGTCTGTTACGTCTGCTAAGGCTTCGATACCGTCCAGCTTAGTTCCGTCTGTAGCTACGTCACGTCCATCAAAGGTGCTGTTAGTAGTAATTGCACCAGTCATAGCTCCGCCAGTCTTAGGCAGTGCATTGTCAGCAGTAGTGCCTTGTGCGGCTGTGGCGTAATCAGCAGAGTCAAATGCTTTTACTTGATCTAAGTTAGTGACTTCTGAGTCCATCAATGCGCCAGCGGCTGTGACGTTAGCGGTATCTGTTACGTCTGCATTGGTTTCTACGGTGTCTAACTTAGTGCCGTCAGTGGCGATGTCACGGCCATCTACAGTACCTGTGACTGTAATGTTGCCGGTAAATGCGGGGTTATTTATGTTTGACTTGGAATTTACTGCTGTTTCAATATTGTCAAACTCTGTACCAAATTCAGCGCCTCGAATGATTTTACCTGAGTCGCCTGACGGTAAGGAATCTTTTGATGTAAAGTCAGTAGTCTTTGTATAGTCAGTCATGGCTTATTGCTCTCAGTAAAGTAGTCGTAGGTTTTGAAGAAATAAAATGAGGGTACTAACTGTTGCCAGCTTTCCCCTCAGAACTACTTACGCGTCGTGGACAGCAAGTACCAGACCAGCTTCTGGACGGTATACCTGAACACCATACAGGCAATCAGCAGTGTACAGCGTTGAGAGGTACTCTTGCTTGTACTGAGTCTGTGAACGTACAGCCATCTGCTCTGCGTGGACAAGAGCGTCCTTCTGCATGAGGATACAACCACGTACATTAGCCTCAAGTGTTGGGCAGTTGGATGAAACGTATACATCTACGCCATACAAGTTACCGATAAGGCCAGTGTTAACAGTTTGTCCTGATACGAAGTCAGAAGACGAGAACCGCTCAGTACCCATGATGGTGTTACGTACTACTGGAGGAACGATAATGCAACGTCCATCCATTGGTACATCAGCATCATCCAACAACTGGATAGCTTGACGGAAGCCAGCGTCAGTAAAGACATCACCAGCAGCAACAGTTGAAGCAGCAAAGGCTGTCAGTGGAGTACCACCAGCAGAAGCAGCGTCAAAGTAGTAGCTGTTGCTGTTAACCCAGTCAGCACCAGAAGGAGCAGCAAGGTCAAGAGTACCGTTACCAAAACCAGTACCAGCGTTCATAAGGTCAGTGTCAACCTTAAGAGCCAACTGATAACCAGCGTCTTCAGTGTAGAACTGACGGAGGCTGTTAAGCGCCTGTACTTCTACAATGTCTTCGATGAAACGTGAGTACTCGAAGTGACGATCAACAGTGATCTGCAATTCGCCTTCTACGTTTGCTTGGATGTTGACAGCAGTGTCAGCAACCTTAGCAGAAGCAGCACCACGGATAGGCTTAGGAATGTGAATTACATCACCCTTCTTGCCTGTCATTGGAAGCTTTTTAACCAGAGGAGCCATCTTCAGGTTCTTCTGATAGGCAGCAATTACTTCGTCACTCCAGATTTCTGGAATAAAAGTAGCAGCTGCTGTTTTGTTGACGATACTTCCACCGCCAACCGTACCGGGATAAGTTTGAGTAGCCATTGTAATCTCCTAGATTATTTTACTCGACCCTCCGCATAAGCTGCCATAATTTCATCGGCTAATGCTGTATAACGGTCAGGGTCTGTTCTCATAAGTTTAATAATGTCGGCCCGACGATACACTTTCTTCCTTGTCCCTTGGCTACTGCCTCGTGCATTACCTGTACTAGCTGCCTTCAGTGTTTGCTTCCTAGCCTGTTTTTCAACGTCGGCGGTTTGCTGTGCAACTACTTTACGTTCTTTCCAGAGTGTAAATAGTTCATCAGCAGCGTCAGAATCATACTGTTGGTCAGCCGCTACAAATAACTGAGTCCTAATCTTAGATGCCTTAATCCATTCTGCAAACTTAGGGTCTCCTAATATTGTCTGCATGTCTGGGTGTTTAGCTTGAAGCGTTGCAAGTGACGACTGCTTTTTGTACTCAACAGTGTATTGCTCTGCTTCTCTAATTTTAGGGTGGTTCTCAATTGCACGATTAACAGCACCTTGCGGATCAGTGAAGTAATCTATATCCTCTTCAGGCTCAACAATTTGTTGAGGTGCTTGAGTGGGTACTTGACTACTAATGTAATCATCAACCACTTTACGAAGTTCTCCTACCTCACCGGACTGACGACCTAAAAGCTTTTCAGCTTCTTGGTGCATCTGTACGACTTCTTCCAGTGACTTACCTTGGTACTTTTCTGGAACGGTAGACTGCTCTTGAGGTTGTTCAGCTTCTTCTTCGTACTGAGTCTCGTTTGCTTCTTCGTTTATATCGTCCGCGTTTTCCACTTCGGGTTGCGGGTCAACTAATGTTGCTCTTGACATTACTAATCTCCGTGATTATAATCATTATGGAGTTATTGTTTACTACCTGCTTTTTCGTGTTCCCTAGTCCATTTAATAGAAGCTCCGGGGAATGAACCATCGGAGCCGTTTAGGTGGAAAGACGGGGCAGATACCATTTTTGTAGCGTTAGCGCCACAACCGCACCTACTGGTTGTAACACCATCCTTTACAAACTCTTCAAAGACATGTCCGTTAGTGCAACGGAAGTCGTATACTTTAAACATCTATAGGTTCTTCATCTTCAGCTTCTGCTTGATCGCGTGCAGCCTCGATAGTTCCTTGTAGGTTGATAACAGTAGCAAAAGCAGCAACTTGACCTTTGCGGAAATGTAAGTCTTCCAGATCTTTAACTGTTTGAATATCTGCTAACTGTTGTGCGTTGGTAGAAAGCTCGTTAACGAGTTGTTTGAAACCTTCATGATTAAACAATTCATTGTAATTGTTAAAGTATGTTTCAAGCTCGGGTGTCATAGTTTCCTCTAAAGTTACTGTATAGTATTATTATACCATAGTTTTTGTTAAATGTCAAGCTTTTTTTGTAGCCTTTCGTCTACGGCCTGACGCTGTTACTGCATGTTTAATTTTAGCTGGTCCTGTCTTACGTTTTGCAGAAGACTTCTTTTCTGCTGCTGTCATCTTAGATGCTACAGCTTTGGGTCTACAAGAAGGGTAAGGACGTTTACTTTTACTAGCAGACTTTCGTCCACATGCCTTACCTGTCTTAACATCAACCCAGTCTTCTTTAAACCACTTGGTTAAGCCTCCCTTGGCTTTACTCATAAGTACCACCACGTTTCTTGTACTCTTTAGTCAACCATCCAGAAGCATAAGCACTAGGCCAAACCTTATACTTGCGTTTAGCCTCTGCCTTAACTCGTGAGTACAAAGCCTTGTTTTTAGGTTTAGGACTACTTTTTGCCTTTGCCATTTTTTACTCTCTTAACAGCAGCTTTCATCTTAGCGTCCATTTTCTTGTTACGCATTTGCTCTGCCATCTTCTTTTGCATAGCAGGACTAGGTGTCATGTTCTTTTCTCTTTTGTTTGCGTCCCTAATACGAGCTTCTACTTCTTCTTGAGTAATTCGCTTTACGGGCTTTTTTGCTTTAGTCGCCGCTTTCTTTTTAGGGGGACGACCTACTTTACTTCCGTATGTTCCTTTTCCTTGTGGCATATTACTCTCCTTACCATTTAGATTTATTAGCCCAATAAGCGGCTGACATCTTTCCTTTTGAAATGTTCTTAGCGTGTCTTGCCTTGAACGATTTACGTCTTGCTTTTTCTTTTGCAGTAGTAGGATTTTTACCTGCACCGCTAACACCTTGCTGTCCGTATCGAATAGTCTTAACTTTATCGCCTTCCTTAGCAACAACTACATGAGACTTCTTAGGATGGTTAGGCGTCCGCTTTGGTTTGTTGAACCCGCTTACTCCTGCTCGTGCTAGTCTTGGGTCTTTCTTTGCTGGCATTAGATAATTCCTCCACCTTGGTTTCCAGTTGGTTCAGCTGGTCCTCTAGGACTTTGAGGCGCTGGAACGTCCCTTTGAAGTGGTCGTTGACTTGGTCGAGCAGGGACTGCATCTCTTTTTGCGTTATTAACATTAGTCTTACCTTCTATTGCTTTTTCTTTGAGGAGAGTATCAGCCACTTTCATACGGCGTTCAAACTCTTTATCTTCTGCATCACCTTCACGAAGGTTTCGAGTGACAGCGTTAATTTTATCTATTTCTAGTTCTTGCGGCACAGCTTGAGCTTCAGCGGCTAACTTAGCGGCTCTAGCTTGTGACTCTTGAGCCTGTGCAGACAGCGCTTGAGTTTGTGACTGCTGGAACTGCATCTGTAGTTGTTGTGCTTGTTGTTGCATTTGCTGTGCTTGAGGGTTAGGCTGAGAAGCTTGAGCAAGAGCTGCAAGTAATTCTTCACGGTTAGACAAGTTCATATTGTCAACAACTGATTGTATCAATGTGTTGTACAACGGAGACTCTTTGCCCATAGTCTGTAACAACTGCACTAACTGAGTTACTTCGTATTCTCTTGCAATAATACCAAGAGTACTGCTAGCATTAAACTTGTAATCAGCAACAGGGTAGTTCTCTGGGTCAAATTGCATGTAGCGATACGCTGCTTTCTTGACAAAAGGAATTAAGAAAGATTGTTGGAAGTTAATTAGTGTGCGTTTATGACGTTTAATAATAGCGCCAAGAGACATACTAATACCAGCGGCAGTACTTTCGCCGTTAACCTGACCTGCAATTCCTGCTGAGTCAACGGCTCCTGTTGCTTGCTGTACCATCTGCTGCAAGGCTCCGGCCTGAGCAAAAGTGATTTGATTAACTTGCCCAAAGTTGAAAGGCTGTAAAACTTCACGAGGGTCTCCGTTAGTTAAAATCATCTTACCGGGTCGTACTTCTGGCTTAGAACCTCGTGGAAGCCGTGTAGCGTCAATCGCCATCATGGGGTGAATTGTTAAACTTAATGCATCAATACGAGCACGTAGTTCAGTGTCAAGAGCTTTCTGACTGTTATAACCTTTTTCACATACACCACGACCCCAGAAACGTCCGGGGACTACATCCCAAGGAAATGCAACAATAGGACGATCTTCCATCATGTAAGGGTTAGCTTCTGCTTTTAGTAACGTACCTCCGTTAGCGATCACTACAACGGCCTCTACGTACTTTGAATCAGACCCTTCCTCTTCTACCAGCTCTTCTGTATCGTCGCTCATAGCGGCATCTAGAAGCTCTCGTGGTACTAAACCATAGTACTTAGTAAGACGTACCTTGTCGTCGCTGTAAACAGTAAGGTCTTGGTCAGGCTCTAAGTCCGTATCAGGAGCAGCAGAACCAACGTAAACATCCTTATACACGCCTTGTTCTTGTAGTAGTTCTACATGATGCTTACTAACAAACTCATCAACAGCGACACCCATAGCGTCTTCTACAGATGTTGCTACAGGGTCTATTAGAAAGTTCTGAGGCAGTACAGGTTTAAGCTTTACAACAACACGTTCAGTAATGTTAACACCGACGGCTTGTAGATCACCTCCCATAATAGGTTGAGTTGCGGGAACCATTTCCTTCATTTCTTCAATAACAATTTCACCAATGCCTGTACCAAACACTGCTGAGTTAATGAGACATTCTGCAACGGCTTTACGTACCATACAGTTTTCAAAGTCTTCCGTAAGCCTGTTACGTAGGAACTGTACGTCTTGTTTGTCAGTGTCACCAAAGTTATCACTAACGTCAAACCACTTACCACGTCCAAACGTTGCTTCTTCTAACTCAGCAACATTAGACTCAACTGCCTGTTGAAGTGCAGGAGAAATAATACGGGAACGCTCAGACCCACGCTCACTGTCAGCAGGATCCCATTGACCACGCCATAATCTATAATATTCTTCAAATTTCTGTTCATAATTGCTTTCGTAGTTATCCCTCCAATTTTCACACTTAGTTATAACCCAATCTTCTAGAGACTCTTGGATCATCAATGGATCTTGTTCATATAGTTCAGTCATATCAGTATCCTGCTACAATATCTAAAATTTCAGGCTCATCGAACTCTATGTCCCCTATACCGTAAGGGACATTAGCTAGTTGCTCTATGTACGCAAGCGAGTCAACTAAATCGTCATGCGTCAATGGATCAGGAAACTGAAACAGTTGGTCAAGAAATCTACTGTTCCATTCGCCTTTGTTTAAGGTAATAGTGTTGTTTTCAAACCTGCCTTGTAACGCCCACATTACCCTGTCTGTTTTCTTTTTGTTACCGTGCGTTAACTCTTCAATTCTAAAAAATTGTGTGTACTTTTTTTGTAGATTAACAAGGGGAGACATAACTGCCTGTTTTGCAATTCCCCTTTCGATGCCAACAGAAAGAGGGCGGTAATCACGCACAGCTTGGAAGATCTTGACGGCTGTTTCATCTAATGTCCAACGACCATATATAATGTTCTCTACGAACCAATCTCCGTTGTCTCCTACTTTAACTACAGATATAGCAGTCTCATCAAGTTTGGCATTCTTTGTGCGTTTCTTACCTACTTCTTCAAAACCCGCCAAGTCGATTGCAATGTAGTAGTCACCTTCGTCAGGCTCTTCTCCAAAACTGACCCAGTCTTCCTTAAACATCTCCGAACCACGGGCTTCAAACGACGCCATAAATTCTTGACGAAACGCATAAGACGACATAGAGCGTTTAGCAATATCAATTTCGTCCGGGTCCAATAATGGATTGTCATAAGAAGTAAAGTGCCAAGCCTTGTACGTTTCATCATCATCTAGCTCCGCATATTTGTACAGTTCATAAAAATGGTTACGACCCATTGGCGTTCCAATAAACATTGCACAGCCTTTTTGGTCAGCCAACGCAGGTCTCAGGATTTGTTCAAATACGTCAGGTTTCATGTCTGCGTATTCATCTAGAACAAGAAACTTTAACGACACCCCACGCATTGTCTCTGGTCTATCAGCTCCTTTAAGGCTAATGGTTGCTCCATTGACCAACTTGATTTGTAAATTATTGATGTGACTATTAGAGATAACAGGATTGCCAAGCTCAAGGAGAGTCTGCCACATGATGTCTCGTGCTTGTCCTTGGGTCGGCGCAACATAAAATACATGTCCTCTATCTGCTTGCAATGCATTAACAATTAACATCCATGCAGCAAGTCTGGACTTACCAGTACGTCGTCCTGCCGCTACTATTTTAAATCTTGTACTGTCTGCCCAGACATCTTGTTGCCACGGCAGTAGTTCAATGTCTAAATCCACTAATATGTCCACATAACAGGAGTAGATCCTCTTGTATCAACATGTACAAAGTCGTCAGCAATACCTATTCCTGTAAATCCTAGCTCAATAGCCTTTGTCACTATCTTAAGGCGAAATACGGCGTTTGTTATTTTTATATCCGCCGCAATTCCCTGAGCGTGACATCCGGGTACTTCTTTCTTAGCCTCTATTGGATGCTCAGTAGGGTCTCTGTACCCACTGGTGATAGTGAAAGGAAACCCACACGCCTCTCTCAACTCGTCCATCTTCTCTAGGAAGTCTTTCTCCATGTTGTTATGCCCAGTAACCTGACAATTAAACTCTGAAGGGTCAAAATGCTTAAGATTCATCTACTACTTCTCCTTCAATGATTGTAGGTTCTGGTACTTCTACGGCACCGACACCGCTAATGTTGATCTGAATGGCGTTACGACCACCGTCTTTAACGATATCTTTTTCAAATGCAGCAACAGGAAGAATTCTATCCATAACAAGCTTCCACGCTGCTGACTGATTCTTGTTTTCTGGGTCTAATGCTGCATCAAATATTGCATCCATCACGGCGCGAGAGCGAGGCGAGTTTAACATCCTTGCCTTATACTCATTAATGATCGCTGCATCACCCTTTGGGCGTCCAACAGACTTCCTATTCCCCTTTGCCTTACTAGAAACAGAAGTTCTTTTGGGTCTGCCTACAGGATTCTTTTTATTTTCCATTGTATAGGCTCTACCTAGTTTGTTTTTTTGGTTTGTTATCTATACTTGTGGGTAATATGCACTAGTACTTAGTCTTAATGCATCGTCCTTTCCGCTATAGTTCTATATATACATATATTATAGCATACTTTTACTCATTTGTCAACCCCTGTAGGGTAAAAACATTGTATTTACAGCACAGATTCTGTGATTTTACAGTGCAGATTACTTATATAACTAGAAGTTCTAGTAAATCTTTGATATATAACGCAAAGTACTAGTAATGACGCTTTCCAATTTAGCTCTTTTTTGTATCTAGGTAGGACATACGCGTCGTTGCGTCGTCAGCGACCCTCCCCCGTGCCATTATCGTTCTACCTTTTTAACCGTGCCGACAAAGCGCGCCAAAGAACGTGAGAGTCTAGGTAGGTGCTCTAAAGGCTAAAAAGATCTAAAATTAATCCAGATTAATTCTATGTCGCTTGCACCACCTTTCCAGTTTGATATAATCCAACGGTCGGGCAATAACGCACGGCGTAATCTAAATGAGAATGATTATCATGACAAATATTGAAACTCTAGGTACACGAATCGCTAAGGCTATGATCAAGGGTGATGAAGCTGTCGCAAAGGCTAACGAGTCCACACTGGACAAGGTCTGCGCCGAAGTCGCCAAAGCCGCGCAAGCTGGCATAACCAAAAACGATCTCAAGCCACTACGCGCTAGTATCGTCACGCAGTACATAGAGGCGGGCAACGAAGAATCGTCCGCGAAGGTTCAGGCATCTCAGGTCATGCGACTGGTAAAGGTCGCCGCCAATCTGGACAAAAAACTGTCTGAGTATCACCAAATCAGCACCATCGAGGACGGGCTGTTAGTGCTTGAGACCGCTCAGTGTCGAACGCCGTCGCTTCGGTTATGTTACGAGGCGCTTGGTATCCCGAAGGATGAAGAAGTCGCCAGCGATGCAGAGGTCGAGGCGGAATCTGAGGCGAGCGAGCCAACGTCTGATAACGCGAACCCCATCGGCCATCTGTTCTCTGAGTTCATGCAGAAAGCCTTTGATAACGGGCACACGAAAATGGAGATTGCCCATTACCTCGCACAGGTATCCATCGACCTACACCGCGACGCCAGCTAGACCCGCACCAACGTCCACACTTCAGCCGCCTTCGGGCGGTTTTTTTATGCCTGTAATTTATGCTTGACATTATGGGTGGACAGGTCGCTTGACACCGTTATAACTATTTGAGATAATATCTGTGTCGGGTATTCGTTCTGTTTATATTACCGGCATTAATTAATCCAGATTAATTTTTAGAGGGTTTTAATTATGATGATTCAATACTTTGATAAGCACGCAGATCGTGAGTGGCTTGGGATTGTCCCTGAGTTCTTCGGTCGTGGTGTTGTAGCGGCAAGGACTGAAGGTGGTGGCATTGCTACCGTCGCCGATGAGATGAACGCCTCATATGGTATGGGTGGATTCGCTGATCACTGGCAGGGTGACATTGATGATGGTGGTGTGTATCACGCACCGGAAGATGAGCCGCTTGAGCCATTCGCTCGTGTTGACTTCAATGGGTGGACGATGTGGGCTTATCCTTATTCTATCTTCGGCATCAAGGACAGCGTAGGTAATCAACGAGTAGGGAGGTTTGACTAGTGATTCCGTTAACTAAGAACCAACAACAATCGTTGTTACATAAGTGGAGGCTGAACAGTCAGGGTATGTCGTACCGTACATTCAGGCGTAGTGTTGAACCGATGATGTGTGACCCTGCCGTTGTGGTTAAGTGGTGTGGTATGTGGTTATGCATTGAACCTGATGGTCGTGTTAATACATAGGAGGAGTGACAATGGATATTCATTGTAGGCATTGTGGTGAACCGTGGGATCATGACGAGTTACATGATATGGAAGGACACACATACAAACAGGCGTCAGTGGCGTTTGCTAAGTATGGATGTGGTGCGTTTCATACATTTGGAAGTGGTCAACACGTATGTATACACAGCCCTATCTATCCTGCTCAAATGATGGAGCTAATACGTGTGGCGCAGGATATGTCACCGTATCCTGATGAGTGGAGCAGTCCTGATGACATTGAGTGTATGTTGGAGATGGCGGAGGAGATGTTCTGATGTCTATGGTCTTTGAATGTGGTGAGTGTAGTGAGTGGTTCCACAGTGAGAAGGATGTATACCAAGAAGACGACGGCGAGTGTATCTGCGTGTCGTGTTGGGAAGATATCAATAAAGAGATAGTGGAGAAATACTATGGGAGAAGTAGTAGATCTGTTTAGTAAAATCAAAGTGTCAGCTACCTGTCTGCTGTGTAGGACTAAGCACAGCCGTCTAGTTGACACAGATTCGTGGGGTTGGTATCTTTATACCGACAGATTTGTGCAGGATGTTTTCCCTGATGAGGACGCCAGCACTAGGGAGGTTCTCGTAGGTAACAAGACGAGGGCGTATATGTGCGACAAGTGTCGTGATTCATTTGATGAGGAGTAGTTATGCATTTTACAGAGAACAGAGTGGCGCAGTACTTTATTGACGCAGTGTTACGTGACTCAGACAAGAGCATCACTGTATGCGGTGAGGGTGAGCACGCTGACGTTGAGAAGTCTCGTGAGCACTTCACGGTGTTAGACAACATGGGTGAGTGTGACTTCGATGACGTGGGTGTGTGGAGCGATGATCGTGATGATTACGTGGCGTGGTTCCAGTTTGTGTACGGCAACGTCACCAGTACTAGCGAAGCAATAGAAGTAATCAACGACTATACTGCGAATGAGTATGGTGATAATATTATTAAACGAGTGGAGTGGTGTACAGAATGAATGACTTACTAACAAGCAGGGAAGATCTAGAAGAGTTACGCGATCAGCTAAGTAAGATGCGTAGCTTTATCGAGTACGACATTTACAATAATCCGAAGGGTGAGTTGTTTGAGGAGCTGGATCTACTACTCAAGGACACAGTGTTACATCTTGACAAGATGGACAAAGAGTTAGTGCACATCTATGCATTCGATGTGACCGTTACTGTTACACGTAGGCAGTATGTCAAGAGCAGTGATGAGGATCTAGCAGAGCAAGCTGCAATCGATAATGCTCTGAGTGAGTTGGATTGTACTATCGACTGGGATGAGGATGACGTGGTGTGTTATCGTCGAGAAGAGGAAGAGACCACTACGGTCTATGATGTGGAGGTGTAATGTATGGCTATGGATACTTGGTTTATTGTGCAGAGGTTTAACCGTAAGACGTGGGAGTGGGAGGAAAGAGACGATGATGGGTCGTCTTGGAATTCTACTCTTAGTAATGCAAAGTACTTCTGTGATGGGTACATAGCAGACGGCGAAGAATGCCGTGTCGTTAAAGAGGAGGTGGTCTATGCACCCGATGCCTAGCATAAGTAAGATGTCAGGGAAGCTAGAGGGTATACAAGCAATCAACACCAACACGGTTACCAATCCATTCTGTATGCAGGAGTCTAACAAGACTGATGCAAGCAAGATTTGTACCAAGTGTTACAGTGTTAGTATGCTTTCTAGTTATAGGAAGAACTGCCAACCATCCTTCCAGAGGAATAGTGACATCCTTGCGAGTGATGCTGAGTTCGTATTGCCTCGTACGTCCGGCGCATTCGTGCGGTTTCATGGGCATGGTGAGCTGATAAATGAGCAGCACTTCCGTAATTTATGTGCGATAGCGGAGGACAACAAACACTCTACCTTTGCGCTGTGGACTAAGCGTGTGAATCTAGTGCGTCCGAATCTGCATCTAGTGCCTAGTAATATGCTTCTTGTTTATAGTAATCCTAAGATAGATAACGTAATGTCATCTCCACCGCGTGGGTTCGACCGTGTATTCAACAACGTGTCGGAGTCGTATGACGGTGAGGCTAACTGTACTGGACAGAAGTGTATGGATTGTTTATTATGTTATAAGCGTGAGACGACAGACGTTATTGTCGAGCATGTAAAGTAATGTGTCTGGGTATTGGAGGCCGTTTCTATGGGACGTGAGACTTGGGAAGTGTGGCACGATGAGTACCAAGAGTACTGGGATCAAGACAGTGACCGGTGTAAGTGGGACTATGCAGATGAGTACCACGAGGATGAGATAGGTAAGTACAAGGAGGAAAGAGATAGTGAAGAAGCGAGGTAACTACCTTGACTACCACATGACCCATCAAGAAATCGCTGATGAGTTGGGTCTCAGTAGGACAACGGTACGTGCAATAGAATACAGTGCGTTGCAGAAGCTCAAGCGTTCTGGTAAGTTGCGTACTTTCTTGGAGCATATCAACGATGATAGGGAGGATTATTATGGGGAGAGATACACAGCGGTACGTCAGAAATCATAAGCCGCGCTGTAAATCAAGTGTTAAAAGTCACAAGAAGAGTGCCGCCAAAAAGAAGCGTGGTGTGGTATACTCTTCTATATAGACTACATAGTAAGTACTATGCATTAGTACTAAGTATTAATAATACATATTACTTATAGGAGGTGATATGAAAACAGAAGACAGGCAACGTATGGTCGAGGAGTTAACTGATGACCACATGTACAGTGTTAATTACATGGAGGCGATGAATACTCTTTTTAATCTTTTTGCAATGGAGTTTGATTCGTTAAACGATGATGAGTTAGAGTCTCGTTATCTTTCTCGTTTCGGTACTAGCATGGAGGTGCACTGATGGCCTTTACTGAGTTGCACCAGAAGTGTAATGATTGTGGTTCTAGTGATGCATTGTCCTACAATGAGGATGGATCTAGTTATTGTTTTGCATGTGCCACGTTTACCCCATCGTCAGACGGCGCAGGAGGCTCTGTGAGCGACATTAACGACTATCGAGTACCAACCCCAAGGGTTCCTGTAATGGAGCTTAAAGGGGCGCACAGGAGCTTACAGGACAGGGGTCTTGATGCACGCACAATGGAGAAGTACTCAACTACGTTGTTAGGTGATGACGTACGCTTCGGTTACTACACCCCCGATGGTGAATTAACTGCGGTTAAAAAACGTACACCTGACAAGCAGTTCAAGATCGAAGGTGACTGGAAGAAGGCTGGACTGTTCGGTCAACACCTGTTCCCTTCGGGTGGTCAGTACATAACCGTAGTGGAAGGGGAGATGGATGCACTGTCTGCGTATCAGATGTTCGGTGACAAGTATCCAGTAGTCTCTATTCGTAATGGTGCGCAGGGTGCGGCGGCGGATTGTCGCAGGGCATACGAGTTCCTCGATAAGTTTGACAACATCATCTTCTGCTATGACAACGATGAGCATGGTAAGAAAGCAGCGCATGAGTGTGCCGATCTGTTTGGTGGTAAGGCAAAGATCTATCAGCACGGTGAGCATAAGGATGCATCGGACTACCTTATGAACGCCGACAAGGATGACTTCATCAAGCGGTGGTGGCATGCAAAGGTGTATACCCCTGACGGTATGGTGATGATAGGATCACTACGTGAGGCGATGAAGAAGCCACTGATTGAGGCAGAGGTACGCTACCCATACAAGGGACTGGATGACATGACGTTTGGTGTCAGACCTACTGAGTTAGTGACGATCTGTTCTGGGTCTGGCTTAGGTAAGTCAACCTTCATGCGTGAGTTAGTGTTCTCCATTGCATCACAGACTAACGAGAGGATAGGTCTAGCTTTTCTTGAGGAGACACCAGACCGTACTGCCCGTGGACTAGTGGGTCTACAGATCAACAAACCAATACACCTACCCGGATGTGACTACACCCCTGATGAGGTAGAGTACGTATTCAATTCGTTGGATCTGGATGACCGTGTTGTGCTGTGGGATTCGTTTGGTTCTAATCAGATCGAGAACATACTGGCTAGGTTCCGCTACCAAGTTAAGGTGCTTGGTGTTAGGTATATCATCCTCGATCACATATCCATTCTGGTATCAGATCAAGCCAATGGTGATGAACGTAAAGCCATTGATGAGATCATGACCAAGTTACGTATGTTCTGTCAGGAGATGGAGATATGTATGTTTGTTGTTAGTCACCTACGCAGACCAGAAGGAAAAGGCCATGAGGATGGAGCAGTTACTAGTCTGGGTCAGCTTCGTGGCAGTGCTTCAATTGCTCAGTTGTCTGATATTGTTCTTGGACTAGAGCGTAATGCACAAGCAGAAGATCAGATGGTGCGTAACACAACAAGCATCAGGGTACTTAAGAACAGGTTCAGTGGTATGACTGGACCAGCGTGTTCGTTGCTATATAATAAAGACACAGGCAGACTGACGGAGATGGTGGAGTGAGATGTATTGCATGCAACAAGCTACTTAACGAGTACGAGATGACACGTAAGTTCACTGACTCAAAAGAGTTTGTTGACTTATGCGGCACTTGTAGTAAATTCTTAATTGAAGATGACGTTATCATTGAAGGTAACTTAGACTATGCACATTTATCAGACATAGAGGAGTCTTATGATGTCGAAGATGGGGAACTGGATAGTTACTCAGGAACAGAATATGGAGATGAAGAGTTATGGTAGAGAAATTACAGAGCAAGAAGACTTGGACATTGCCTACTACGAATATAGTGTTCTTGGATATAGAAACGGATGGTCTCCAGCCATCGGTAATACACTGTGTTGTGACAAAGAGGCCAAACGAGGATCACTGTCTCCATACCTGTAGGGAGTCACTGTTCGAGGAACTGGCTAGGGGTGGTCACGTATGTGGTCACAACTACATAGGCTTTGACGGACCTGTACTGAAAAAGCTATGGGACATTGAGGTACATCCTGAGCGTGTTGTTGATACGTTGGTTATGTCTAGGTTGTTTCATCCTGATGTACAGGGAGGCCACAGTCTCGCTACGTGGGGAGAGAAGCTACGCCTACCCAAGGGTGACCACGATGACTGGACTCAGTTGTCTGAAGAGATGATCAAGTACTGTATGCGTGACGTGTCAGTGACTGAGAAGCTGTATGAGATGTTGTGCCTTCAGTTACAGATGTTCGACTTCTCTGACACAAGCGTCTACCTTGAACACGCTGTCGCACATATATGCAAGGATCAAGAAGACAATGGGTTTGGGTTCAATGCTTCTGATGCAAAGCAATTAGAACGACAGCTAGAGACTAAGATGCTAAGTATTGAAGCAGCATTGCAGAATATATTCCCACCCATAGCTGAAGAGCAGAGGTATCACAAGACATCAGGTAAGCCATTGCCTGTCAGATACACTCACTTCAACGTAGGGTCTAGGCAACAGATAGCTGAGAGGCTAGAGAAGAAAGGTGCAGTATGGAAAGAGAAGACACCATCAGGTAAACCAAAGGTGGATGAATCTACTCTTAAGAAAAACCTACACGTACCTGAATCAAAGACGGTGCTCGAGTATCTACTCTTACAGAAGAGACACTCTCAAGTATTGTCATGGATCAAGGCAGAAAACAAAGGAAGGATATATGGAAGAGTCAAACACATCGGGGCTGTTACAGGACGCATGGCGCATTCTAGTCCTAATCTGGCGCAAGTTCCTGCTGTTTATGCAGAGTACGGTAGCGATTGCCGCAAGCTTTTTATTGTTCCTCCTGACCGTGTTCTCGTTGGGGCTGACGCATCTGGTCTGGAACTTAGGATGCTGGCTCACTACATGGATAGCGAAGGCTACACGAAAGAAATCTTAGAAGGAGATATACACACAACTAATCAAGAAGCGGCTGGACTAAAGACTAGGGCGCAGGCTAAGACATTCATCTACGCATTCCTATACGGTGCAGGTAATGCAAAGATAGGATCTGTCGTAGGGGGTAATTCACAGCTTGGTGCCAAACTAAAAGAAAGATTCTTAAGTAACGTACCTTCTCTCGCACTACTAAGAGAGAAAGTAATAACGCAAGCAGACTCTGGGTTTCTTGACGGCCTAGACGGTAGACGACTACGTGTCCGTTCTGCTCATGCCGCGTTGAACACATTACTACAAGGAGCTGGTGCTATTGTAATGAAACAGGCAGTGATACACCTGTATGAATTACTTGAGCATGTAGACTTCAAGCTAGTAGCGCAAGTCCACGATGAGTGGCAAATAGAGTGTCATCCTGAAGATGCTGAGTACGTAGGTAAGTCTGCGGTACAGGCTATCATTCAAGCTGGCGAAACCTTTAACCTTAACTGCCCACTAGATGGTGAGTATCGTATTGGTAGTAATTGGGCCGAAACGCATTAGCACAATCTGCAAAAGTGTGGTATAATATTACTTGTAAAATTAACTGGAGTTAATATGAGCGAAGCAAACATCAACATTAAATGCCAACTGTTCTGGCCTAACCTTACCCACAAGAATGAGCTGGCTAATAAGTACACAGTAGACCTAGCTCTTTTGTCAGACGAGGCAGTAACAGCACTCGAAGACATGGGTGTCAACGTAAACAACAAGGGTGACGACCGTGGTTACTACATCACCTGTAAGTCTAAGAACAAGTACCGTGCATTCAACCCAGACGGTAGTGAGTTAATGATCAAAGGTCGTACTCCTACTAGTGAAGACGATGATCCTGAGATGGGTGTTGTCGTTGCTAACGGGTCAGAAGCTAAGTGCCTCGTTACTTACTATGACTGGGAGTACATGAAGAAGAAGGGCCGTTCACCTTCACTTCGACGTATGGTTATCTCTAACGTCGTAGAGTATGCACCTGACTTTGATCTTGAGGAGGCTGTGTGATACTCATCGACGGTGACATGCTTGTTTATCGTGTTGGCTTTGCCTGTGACGAGGAGCCAGAGAAAATAGCAATCCAGACTATGGCTAACTATATCTCTGAGCTAATCTCTGATCTGTCTGAGCATTACGACAACCACAAGCTGTACCTTACCGGAAGCAGTAACTTCAGAAATGAGGTTGCTGTTTCTCAACCCTACAAAGGTAGCCGTCCCGTACGTAAACCCGTACATAAGAACGCACTCCGTGAGTACATGCTAGATGCATGGAAAGCGGACCTCTCTGTTAACATGGAAGCCGATGACTGCATAGCTATCAAGTCTACTGAGTTAGAACATAAATCTATTATCTGTTCTCTCGACAAAGACTTCTTGCAGATACCCACAAAGATATATGACTACACCAAAAAGATCATGAAGGAAGTTGATGAACGCTCTGCTACAGAGTGGCTGTATCGTCAAGCCTTGATGGGCGACAGGGTAGACAACATCCCCGGTATACATGGAGTAGGACCAAAGAAAGCAGAGAAGGCACTACAAGACTGGACAACAGAGAGGGAGCTGTACGAGCGATGTCTTAAGTTATACGAGGACAGTGAACTCGACGCTGATCGACTCTATGAAAGCCTTCAGCTTCTGTACCTGCTTAGATCTTCTGACGACAAGTATAGGATTCCTGATGAAGTTTGATAGTAATCTAGAGAAGAAGCTCTATGCTGAGATGAAGAGTTGTACATATCATCCTGCTGAGAGGATCAGCTACATCATACCTAAGATGTACGAACCTGACTTCTGTTACAACAACGCAGGATGGATGACTTACATCGAAGCAAAAGGCAGATTCAGAACTAGAGAAGAAGCGCGTAAGTACGTAGAAGTACGTAAGGCACTAGGTAAATATGAAGATCTTGTGTTTATATTTCAGAATCCTAATACACCAATGCCGGGATCAAGACGACGTAAAGATGGTACTCGTTACCGTATGAGAGACTGGGCAGACAAGAACGGGTTTGATTGGTACACACCAAGTACCTTACCCAAGGAGTGGCTATGACTAGGCATCTAGTAATACCAGACACACAAGTAAAACCTGACAGTAACTTCGACCACATGTACTGGGCAGGACGCTACGCGGCAGCAACTAAACCTGACGTTATCATCCATCTGGGGGATCACTGGGACATGCCAAGTCTTAGTAGCTATGACGTAGGTAAGAAGTCGTTCGAGGGTAGACGTTATGTCAACGACATCGAGGCAGGTAACGAAGCAATGGCTAGGTTCCTAGAGCCAATAGAGGCAGAGCGTAGACGCCTACGACAGGGCAAGCGACGACTGTGGAAGCCTCGAATGGTGTTCTTGCTAGGCAACCACGAGCACAGGATAGAACGTGCTATCGAGTCTGACTCTAAGCTAGAAGGTCTTATGTCTTACAAGGACTTTCACTTAGGTAGCTGGGAAGTTGTTCCGTTCTTACAGCCCATCATCATTGACGGAGTAGCCTATTGCCACTACTTTACTAGCGGTGTTATGGGTCGTCCTGTTTCTTCTGCAAAGTTAATGCTACAGAAGAAGTTTATGTCCTGTATAATGGGACACGTTCAAGATAGAGACATAGCTTATGCAAGAAAAGCAGATGGAAATAGTATCACTGGTTTGTTTGCTGGCATTTTTTATACTCATTCTGAAGATTATCTAAACCCTCAAACGAATGGAAGCTGGTCAGGTATCTGGATGCTCAATGAAGTAAACAACGGATCGTTCGATGAGCTACCTATTAGTATTAACTATCTCAGGAGAAAGTATGGATGACGTTCGACGAGCTGTTAGAACACGTTGCCGAACATTATGATGAGGTAACAATCATGGAGGCACTTGAAATCACAGCAGAAGATTTAGTAGAAAAGTTTGCTGATAGAGTGCTAGAGAAAGTCTACAAGTTTAAGGAGATGGAATGAGTATTGACAATATAACTCCTGCTGAATGGGACAAGCTTAGGGAAGTACCTGATCCTGTGACTAAGCCCGATCATTACAACAAAGGTACGATAGAAGCTATCGAAGCAATCAAAGCATCTATGCCAGAGCATGAGTTTAATGGTTATCTTAAGGGCAATGCTCTTAAATACTTATGGCGATATGACTACAAAGGGAAACCTGTTGAGGACTTACGTAAGTGTAAGTGGTATATTGAACGACTAATTAAGGAAATGAATTGATGGATGCATATCAGCAGTACATACACAAGTCCCGCTACGCTCGCTACCTACCAGAGCAACAACGCCGTGAGACTTGGGAAGAAACAATCGACCGATACCTAAACTTCTGGATTGAGAAAGGCAAGCTAACACTCGAAGAAGCTAACGGTATCTTCAAAGACATTCACGACATGGATGTTATGCCTAGCATGAGAGCATTGATGACTGCTGGTGAGGCTCTTGACCGTGACAACGTAGCTGGTTTCAACTGTAGCTACCTACCTATTGACCACCCTAAAGCGTTTGACGAGATGATGTACGTACTTATGTGCGGAACTGGAGTAGGCTACAGCGTTGAACGTCAGTACGTTAGCAAGCTACCTGAAGTAGCAGAGGAATTCCATGATACCGATACCGTTATACATGTCGCCGACAGCAAAATTGGATGGGCTAAAGCTTACAGGGAACTTATTAGCTTGTTGTATTCAGGCCAACTTCCAAAATGGGACGTGTCTGGAGTACGACTTGCAGGGGCATCCCTTAAGACCTTCGGAGGTAGAGCATCTGGTCCAGAGCCTCTTGTCGATCTGTTCAACTTCACAGTCAGCGTCTTTCGGGAGGCTGCTGGACGTAAACTTAGCTCCATCGAATGTCATGATCTCTGCTGTAAGATTGCACAGATCGTCGTCGTCGGGGGTGTACGCAGGTCCGCTCTCATCAGTCTGTCTAACCTCACTGACGATAGACTCCGAAGATGCAAGTCAGGCCAGTGGTGGAACGACAATCCTCAACGCGGACTAGCAAACAACAGTGCTTGCTATACAGAGAAGCCAGACTTCGAGGCATTTTTAAATGAGTGGAAAAGTTTATACGAGTCCCGTTCAGGAGAGCGAGGTATGTTCTCTAGAGTTGCAAGTCAAAAGCAAGCTGCAAAGAACGACCGACGAGATGCTACCTATGATTTTGGAACTAATCCATGTAGCGAAATCATCTTACGGCCTAACCAATTCTGCAATCTATCAGAGGTTGTTGTCAGGTCAACAGATACGCTCTCAGACCTCAAACGAAAAGTACGTACTGCGGCTATCCTTGGAACTCTACAGGCTACCCTAACTGACTTCCGTTACCTACGTAAGGTATGGCAGAAGAATACAGAGGAAGAAGCATTACTAGGAGTATCATTAACAGGGATCATGGATCATCCGACACTGTCGGGAAGGAAGGATAAAGGTGTACTTAAAACATGGCTTACTGAGTTACGTGAAGAAGCTATCGCTACGAATAAATCATGGGCTGACAGACTGGCTATTAATATTTCTACTGCTATTACCGCCGTTAAGCCTAGCGGTACTGTGTCTCAACTGGTTGATTCTGCTAGCGGGATACACCCTCGATATGCGGATCAGTACATTAGAAGAGTACGAGCAGACGCGAGAGACCCTTTGTGCTCCGTCCTTGAAGAAGCAGGAATCCCCGTAGAAGACGATGTAATGTCACCCTCTACCAAGGTATTCTCCTTCCCTATAAAGTCTCCTGACGGGGCTGTGGTGGCCTCTGAGATGGGTGCTATGGAGCAGTTAGAACTATGGGAGATATATCAGGACTACTGGTGTGAACATAAACCATCAATGACGTGTTACTATCGTGATGATGAGTTCCTTGAGGTAGGCCAGTGGTTGTATAACAAGTTCGATAAGATAAGCGGTGTTAGTTTTCTGCCTTATTCCGAACACACATACCAACAGGCTCCTTATGAACCCATCGACGTAGAGACCTATGAGAAGCTGAAGGAGGAATTCCCAGAGACGATTGATTGGAACATCTCTGAGAACTCTGACATGACGGAAGGGTCTCAGCAGTTAGCCTGCACCGGCAATAACTGTGAGCTGTAACTTTATAGGGGCTTCGGCCCCTTTTTAATCCTCTTTCCTAGTAACAGTAGTCGTTCCGCTAGGACTGCCCATCAGTGCCATTGCAGTCCCTATTGAGTTATCAAGAGCAGGTATCTGCATGATATGTTTCCATGCCCTTTCGACATCCTTAGCAGGATCTTTTCCTCTGGCTATTGATATAGGCGCTTTAATTAACAAGTCCATACCAGCAGATGTTCCTTGCTCTATTAAGCCACCAGCCGGTGCAATAGAAGTTACCGCCCACTCCCACGGGGTGCCTGTCATTCTATTAAACTGAAACTGTGATGTAGGTGCTTTGTTCAAAGTAAGAACAGAAAGAGGTTGATCTACTAGTGCCTTGAATAACAGCTCCCCTCCAGTTACTTCGTCTTCCCCTCCAGAAAAAATAAAGTCTCTTGCCTCATCAAGAACAGAATAACCTACCCCTGCACTGGCTATGTACAAGGCTGCATTCTTAGCTGCTTCATCTGTATTACCTGCTTTGATCTCATCAATTACTTTCTTACGCAACAAAGATCGCTGAACAATAGCAAAACCCATTAACGTATATAAAGGACGAAGTTTTGGATTAGTTGACCACGCTAAAGGACGACCCGCTACGGACGTTAATTGTTGCTGTCCTAATCCACCATAAGCAAGCTCAGACATTAACTTTAGTTCTTTTTCTGACATAGCCTCTAGGTTTCTACCGTGCTTACGAAAAGCGTTAATAATAGTAAACCTATCTGACTCTGAAAAGTAACGTCCCCACTTTTCGTTAAACTTACCTGCTTTAGCTAAGTCATAGCCGTTTTCGATAACACTATTCATAACGGCACGTTTACCTATACGATCCATCCCGCTAAACAGCGTCCACTTCATACCCTTCTCAAGACCCTTAGCGGCTTTTTGATTAAATCCTTTAATAATAGAAGGGTCATCAGCCATGCTTCCTAGTTCGTCTACTAACTTACCAGCAAATTCTCCTTGAGTTTGCCTGTTGATACCTGTTAATTCAGGATCTACAAAGCTCTTTTGTTTACGGTCAAATGCACGTTTAGTACCACGAATAGTAGCGCTTACTCCGTTAAGCATAGGAGATACAAAGACATCGTGAAGGTTAAGAACAGCAGACTTAAAAGACATTAAAGTTCCGCCGTAGGATAATGTAGATAACAACTGTGCAAAAGCAGGAGCGTGTTGTTGAGAACCAATAATCATATCTTCTACTATTCTAGATCCACGTGTAGCTACATTATCAGGAAGATCCTCAGCCAGACGACGAGCAACAGCTTGGAACGCTTCTCGGCCTGTAGGGTTTTTAACACCAAGAGATCCTACGTCCATTCTTTTAGCTAGCTCATTGAGGAGGTCGTTCTGATTTAAAAGTTTAAAGTCAGTAAGAAAAGGATTTTGATACTCCGATATCATCTCATCTGTGGCTTCTTTTCTGTTGCTTAAAGCACGACGTGATTGATCTTGTTGAATTTCTAGATAATTCTTTTTTGCGGCGTGAGGTTCTAACTCTTTAACAGGCTGCATTTGTATGTGTAAACGCTCTGCACCTACAGATACTTCTTCTCCTACGTTAAACCTTTGCTCCTTAAAAAGACTAGACCTGAAGTCAAGATATTTGTTAACTGCTTGTATCTCTTGTTGGTTAACACCTGCATTAGAAAGTCTTTTAAAAAACTCAGGGCGGGAGTTACCTTTTAATCCTCTTGCATAGTCCAACATAGCTTTAGCGGCTTCAGTGTTATTACGCCACAGTTGAATAACAGGAACTACAGGAATAAGAAACTCATCATAAGCTCTATTCATTTTAGTGCTTGATGCTTGAGTAGCAATACTAGTTAAACCGGCCATCTCAGGGCTTACTTTGTAATAAAGAGCGTCTTCTGCTGTATCAAATACTCTGGTTGTAAGACTTGAATACGTATCTGCGTAGACATCTAATTTTGATGCATCTCTTCCTGCCGTAAAAGTAAGACGAGTAGGTTCCCCAGTCATACTACGAAGCTCAGTAAAGTCGTCCGACTTCTCTAACTGTTTACGTAAGTTATACTCAACCTGCATCTGCTCCCTGGCTTTTTGAAAGGTAATAAACTGATCATCAATAGCAGGTTTAATGTCTGCTTTTTTATCTACCTTACCAATACCGGGTATGTCGTAACCATCCTTTGCATTACCAGTAGCACGTAGACCGCCGTACTCCCAGCCCATCTCAACACGCTTAACTGGACCACCGCTTCCGTCAATAGTACGAGACCGTACTTCTATCTGAGGACGGTAAGTCTCAGTCATTTCTTGAATGTCGTTAGCTACCTTACCTATTGTTTTAGACTCTTGAGCCGCTACACCTAATGCAGTAGCCGCTACAGCTTCAGGGGCTTTTGTCATCCCTAAGCCAGCAATGTCTTTAATAGCAGAAGATAACTTTGCAGGATCACGAGCTACCTGAACAGCACCTGCTCCTCCAAGTGTAGCTAAAGTACCAGAAAGTCTAGGACCAAACAAAGCAGCAGACCGCTCCTCCATAAAAGGTCTATCAAGATCAACAGCAGTACCAGACATCATTTCTCTAAGTCCGGGAACACGTTGCCCTGTCATTGCTCCATAAGGAACACGACCTATAGAAGTAAAAGCATCCACAACATCCACAGCAGCGCCTACACCAGCAGAAGAAAATTCTTGTATTCCTTCTGCTAAGTTTTCAAGTGCAGTGTCTTCTGCTGCCTCTAGACGGTAAGCAGCAGCGTCTCTCTCTAGTTCTGCTTGCTCAAACTCTACCTCTAACTGTTGACGTTCTGGCTCTGCCCTAAGATAACGATAAGCATTTGCTACAGTATCAAACTCTTGAGTGCCTTTCTTATCTTCATTATCAACTAACCATGCTGCATAAGATTGTAATCTATCAGCCATGTTAAACTCCGACTATTGAATCAGCTTTACTTAGGTTGTCGTTATCATCTTCTGTAGGAGTTTCTTCAACTTCCTCTTCAGTTTCTACAGGCTCATCTTTTAACTCTTCGCGACGTTGCTCAATTAAGGCTCTAATTTGATTGTCTCTAGCAATCCTAGCTAAACTAATAGCCTCTTTTCTTACTTCTTCTTTATCGTCTTCAACAGTAATTAGTCCGAAACTACCTTTAGTTACAACGTTCTCTTCTGCTTGTGGTATTTTCTCTTTAATCTGCTGCTCAGTAGGCGCTCTAGTTAACTGCTTCTCAAGACTACGGATATCAGAACGTATTGCATCCTTCCTAGCAACCTCTCTAAATACTTCTTCTCTTACAGCTTTATTAATAGAGCGTATAGTATCCATTGCAAGCTTACGTTCTCCGGGATTCCAAGTACCGTTGTTATTAAAATCAGGTTGTTTTACATCATCCAACTCAGATAAAAGCTGGTCTTTTGACTCTTTACTAATATTAGCCTTGTTAATTCTCTCTTCTAATGCAATAACAGGAAGAGGTTCTTTTTTCATGGCGGCGTTTTCAGCTGCTAATGTCTTAGCATTACTAAGCTGTAACTCAACCAATTGATCTCTAATTTTATCCTCTTTTAATTCATCAATAATATCACCAAAGCCTGCCTGTACAGCGTTTTTTTCAAATTGCTCTCTAGACTTGTCAGGAACAGCGTAGTAAGCTTGAGTAATAGCAGCTTCTTGTTCAGCACGTTTTTGATCTTCAAGACGAGATTGCTGTAACTCCCTAGACAATTCTTTATCAAGCTCTTCTTGCGTTCTACCTATAACACTAGAAGGATCAATCCCAGCCTGAACAGCAACACGAGACATTATCTGTTCTATTTCTTTTTTTTCTTGCGTTGTTTTTGCTGCTTGTCTTGCTGCTTCTAAACCTCTCAAACTTTCAAGAGATCCTTCTTTAACAGCTTTGCTTCTAGCCGTTTCTGCCTCCATTAGTTGTTGCGGTGTTTGCGCTTTTTGAGCCATATAGTCTGCTCTCTCAACAGCACCCATACCACGAAGCTTTTGCATATCTTCTTCTTGTTGTTGTTGCTGTCTACGAAGTCCGGGAGCAGCACCAATACCACGAGCAGCAGTAAACAAACCCTCTTGATAAGAAGGCTGTAACATACTCTGTAAAAATGTTTGTGAAAACTTAGCCATGATTAACCTCGTTAGTCAATTATTCCAATAGCGCGACCGATTTCGCCAAGCCCTTCTCCAATACCACCAAACAAACCACCTAAGTCTCCAAGACCACCAGCAGAAGTAACATTACCTGTGCGTTGGTTAACTTGCGGTGTAAACATACCAGCAAGAACATTAGAGCCTACGCCACCTAACAGGTTAGCACGTGCTTGCTCCGCTAACAGACGAGCCTCTAAGCCAGACATCATAGTCTCACCAAAGAGTCCTGTACCAAACTGTTGAGCTTGCTGTGCAAGTTGTTGCTGTTGTATACCGGGCTGTGCCGCAGCTAGTAACTGAGACTGAGGTATGTAACCAGCACCAAGGAACTGCTGTCCTAGTCCTGCTTGTTGCATCTGTTCTGCCTGAGCTTGTTGCATAGCACCTAACATGGATCTGTTACGAGCTTCTTCTTGTGCCGTAGCCATAGCCAGCATCTCAGGAGTAGCACCTCCATAAGCAGCAGAGCTAACACCAAGCCTACCTTGTCCTGCTAAACGCTCTTCTAAGGCAAGACGTTGACGCTCCTCTTCAGGACGCTGTGCTGCCCTCATACGCTCAAAGATAGCTTGCTCACGAGCTTGAGTAGGCTGTACTGCTTGACCAAAGAAACCACCTGCACCGCCTAACAACTGTTGTTGCAACGCTTGTTCTTGAGGTGATAACGTCATACCTACTTCAAGACCGCCTGTAGTAGGTTGTTGCTGAGCAAGCTGTCCAACAGGTACTTCGACGTTAGACAATGGTGCGTCAAGAAGACCGGGTTGAGGTGAAGATAAGCGACGACGTTTTTCCATGAATTCATCTCTACGAGTCATAATATCTCTGTAGCGATTAAAATCGGCAAGCTGTTGCTCTGTAGGAGTTGCTCTTGGCATTATCTCTTGAAAACTGCGGTCGTATGCCATAGCGGGTCTAGGGTCTTGACCAAACTCATTAGTTCCGCCTCTAATGTTTCTTGGAATAGACATTAATTGTCTTTGCAAATCTTCCATTTCTATGTTTAGTCCACCAATACCCGGAGGCAACATCATTGATGGCGGAGCAGTCGGGGCAGGTACGGCAAAACCCGGACTAGTTACTGGCATTGTTGTAACAGGCTGTCCCATGCTAGGCTGACCACCCATACGTGCAGAGAACATAGACCCAGTAGGAGTAGTAACAGTAAAAGGTCTAAACTGTGACTCCCTTTGCCCACGCTCTGCTACTTCCATAGCTCCGGGAACACGTTGACCATCTACAGTAACGCCTGTTAAAGACTGTGTACCTATGTCACTAAGCCTGTCGTACGCCTCTTTAGTCAACAAAGACCCCGCAATAGCTGGCATAGCCGGTGAGATAGCAGAGCCTATTTGTTGCACTCCTCCAAGCAGACCACCAAGAACATCTGCAGCACCGCCTAGAAATTGACCAAAACCACTTGTAGATGGGTCATTAGTAATGCCGCTACCTTGACCAGAGCCTAAAGCACCAACTCCTGAGTTATTAACAACCATTGTTTACTCCTATTAAAGTAGCTTACCTATCAAAGCCATTACGTTAATTTCTTGTAGCGATAAAGATGAGCCATCAATTTCTGATTCAAGACCTACCTGTACACTAGTTCCATATCCTGTTGTGTTGAGACTACGTTGGTTTGTTAACTGTCCACCTGTAAACTCTACTGTTGTATACTCACTTTCACCGTAGAACCCTGTTATCTGAGTACCTACTGTAAACTCTGCTGTAGCGTATGTAGTATCAAAGTCATACGCCCACTTCATAAATACTGTTGCATTGTTAGCACCCACTAACGTAGGCTTAAGTTTCTTTAAAATCTTAACTCTTGAGCTATCACCAAATGTTAAGCTAGGGCTGTAATATTTAAACCTGTAACTAACATTGTTATCGCTATAACCTGTATGAGTACTAATACCGTTACTAGTTCCTATGTATAATGTTCCATCAGTAAGTGTTGTAAACGATGTAAAACCAGTAGAAGGCCACCGAGTAACACGATAAGACCCATTCTCTAACGTGCCTCTTACATCAAAACAATATGTCATGTCTTGACCAGTAAACGTTAGTAAGTAGAAACCTTCTTCGGGGCTGTAAACAGATCTAAAAAACTCAGTCTCATTCTGTAACGCGGCAATAAGGTCTTTCGTGATATTGCCTGACAAACTACTAATAGGCATTGACTTTTCTTGTATTGTTCTGCCAAAGCTTTTAAGTCCTGTATGCGCTAGGAATAATACATCTGTGCCTGTATACTGTACCGTGTCTCTATTGACACAACCAATACCTGCGATTGTGTCTGATAAAGTCATAGAAGCAGGAGACGTAGCACCGGCATAAACAACAATACTGTGCTTACCAAATATAATTAACAAATCATTATGTGCAGCTAACGATACAATTTCATCATAACCATCAGGCCATACTTTAGATATGTCTATGTTACCGCTAGAGCCACCTGTCCAAGCAACACCGTCTAATAAGTCAGACCAATATATAGTAGATTTGTTAGTGCTAAAGTCTGCTGTCCATAAACGTCCATACGCGGCTAACACTTCGTTTCCATACATAGTGCTGGCTACGCCTGTAGCGTGTGCATGGACAGACATTTTCTCTACAACACCTGTATGTTGAGAGTATACAAGAGGTTCAAAACCACGTTGAAAGAAAAACAAGTGATCGTTAAAGTTGACAATCTTCCAATTGTTAGCACTAATTGTATAACTAGCAGGAGTCTCATCAACCAGTGTAGCTGTACCACTAATAATCTTGTTGTTACCTACAGAAAATAACTTAGTGTTTCCTGCGTTGTCTCTGTAGTTCTTGATGGCACGTAATGAATCAGTACCAAGTACAGTCTTGTTTGTTGTTATAACAGTGTGGCCCTTACGTGCAGCAATACGACCACGCTTATCAATCACGGCATTGTCTGCAATCTCTGCAAACGACGGATCTTGAGCAAGCGGAGAATCTTCAGTGTTGATTCCTTTAAACGCTGGAGCTACAAGATTTATGCTTTGAAGTTCTTGGGCCATATTAGATAGTCCTAAATACCATCTCTTCAGGATGCTTTGCCGCGTCAATAGCAATAGCGTCTGACAAGTACTGGTTAGCAATAGTAAAGTACTCAGCAGTAGAAGTACCACCTGTTTCACCACGTTCACGAGCTAACAAAGCAACAGCTAAATGTATTACTGGCTGTGAAGGTATTAACAATGTATCAGCATCAGCAGACAAATCTACCTGTCGTTTAACAGTATCAACACGTATGGTATACACACCGTCTGGTGTTGGTCCTACAAGTATCTGCGTATCACCGTTAGCATCTAAACCGTTATAAGTATAATATTGCGGTGTTCCTTCTGAAGCGTTTCCAATGTACAGTGCTTCGTTAAACCAGTCTTTAGTTTGATACTCCATAAAACAGTTATGAGTATCGTTTAACATTGACATTACTTTAATGTTATCACTACCGCCTGTTAATGAATAAGTATTGTCTGAAGCCGCAGTAGTTATAATTAATGTTTCACGTAACGCAGACCAATCAGCAGCCTGACCTACTAATGTTTTGGCATCATTAATAAAATCACCTACCATCTTAACGTAGGTTGTACTGTTAACAGACGATGTCTCTTCTTCACGAAGTCTGCGCAATACACTGTTCATAAGATTTAAATATGTCATACTAACATTCCTTGTACCTTCAACGGTGTAGGCATTTTTCTAGGTGATAATCCTTTTAAGAATGGATCAAACTTTACAGGCTGTCGTGGCATAGCCGCTGCTATTTGTTCCGGTAGTTGTTGTTGTTGTAACGCAAGACCCATTAAGCCAGCACCTAAGCCTTCGCCTATTCCTGCAATGCCCTCACCAATTCCTTCAAGACCTGCACCAATACCACCAACTTGTTGACCTAGTCCACTAATGTCAGATTGAATGCCTGTAAGCTCACCACCCACCTGTTCAAACTGACCTGCAACACTAGACTCAAACGCTGCCTGAGCTTCTCCAGCTTGTTGTTGTGAAGAAATAATATCTGAAACAGTGCCTTGAACTTGAGCAATATCAGTACCTACTCCAGCTAAACTTTCGTTTAAAGCCCCTTCTACTGAAGATATTTGCTGCAAAACCCCTGCTTCAACGCCTGTTATTTGCGATAATAAATTTGCTTCAGCGTCTGACAAAGCCTCAGCTTGTCCTTGTGCCTGAGCAGATAAAGCTTCTTGAAGACCTGTTTCTACATTTGTTATTTGTTGACTAACACCTTGTTGTAAGTTGGATGTAGCAGACTCTACAACAGCTTCAACCTGTGCAGGCGTTAATGAATCAGCTTGAGGTATTTCTGAAATAGCTTGCTCAACAAGGCCATTAATTTGCTCAGGTGAAAGTGTTTCAGAATTAGGAGTATTCGCTACAATTTGATTAACAATATCAGCCACTTCTTCTGCTGTTGTATAATCAGCAACGGCTGCATCTTCTCTTGCGTCCCCTAAAACATCATCAAACAGCTCTTCTACAATAGGCGCATCAGTTTCTTGAGTATCTGTTCTCCCACTTATTTCATTAATAAGATCTGTATATTGAGGATAGTTTTCAAGTAAATATTCTGTAGTTGCTCCATTCTGTAACGCAAGTTCAATTAAGCCTTCAGCATCTCCTATCATACTGCCTTGTTCGTATGATGGTGTAGTTGTATCAGTAGTTGTGTCAGATCCAGCAGGAACACCTGCGCCTTGTCCAAGTCCTGTACCGGGGTCTGTTGGTGTAGTTCCTACAGTGTCTCCTGACGGTGCCTGAGCTGCTGGCTGTACTGCTGGCTGTACTGCTGGCTGAGCTGCTGGCTGTGCTGCTGGCTGTGCTGGTGCCTGAGCTGCTGGCTGTGCTGCTGGCTGTGCTGCTGGCTGTGCTGCTGGCTGAGCTGCTGGCTGTGCTGCTGGCTGTGCTGCTGCCTGAACAGGATCAGTAGGGGTCTCCTCTCCAGTTAACATACCACCAACAATCGTATCTACAGCGGGTGTACCTACACCAGCATCGCCGGGATCTGTTGTGTCTACAGGATCTACAGGGTCTGGCTCTACAGGCTCAGGTTCTGGCTCAGGCGGTGGCTCTGGAACTACCTCTGGTTCAGGTTCTACCGGTTCTGGCTGTAAAGTATCTTCTGGGATTTCTGGTTCAGGAATAGTACTTTCAAGAGGATCGTCAACAAACTCAACATCAAGATATCTTGGTTGACTATCTGTTGAAGTTAACCAGTCTTCTGTTTCTACACCACTAAGAATTGGTCTTCCATCATCAGTAAAACCACCAAAAACAACACCACCGCTAGTAATGCCTTTGTCGTCCATGTACTTAACAAAGCCTTCCCAATCATCAGCATCTTCAAAGTTCATAAGAGCTTGAGCATCGGCTTCACTAATTGCTTTGTAATCACCATTGTTACGGACAATAAAGTATTCATCGCCATCTTCACCGCGACGAACATTAATACTAAAGTCTTGATCTGGGTCAGCCATCATACCAGTGTTACTAAATTCAAGAAGACCGTTAGGAACTTCTGGTGGCTGTCTAAAGTTTAGATAAGTATCGATTTCCTCATCAGAAAAACCATACTGCTCCATATAACTTCGAGCGGCATCATCTGTTAAATTGTCATAGGTAGCAGGATCTAAAGAAGTTCCGCGTAACGACTCTTCTACATATTGAGACGCAGTTGCAGTATCAGGAAGACTATAATCTGGAGTACCTTCCCACGTTCCTTCAGCCGTAAACTGTTCAGTTAAATCAGCGGTTAAATTTGCAAAAGTCGCCGCAGCTTCTGCGTCCATTGCAGCAACTAAACCAGCAGCTGTAGTGTTAAATTTTTCTTCTAGTTGTTGATTAAGAGCCTCGCGTTGCTTTCCTTGAATGCTGCTCCATAACTCTTTTGATTGTTCTTCATCATTAAAAAAGAAATCAACAACGTCATCTAATGTGGTAAACAAACCCGCAGTAAAGACTTGTTCTATATCTACATCACCATTAATTACACCTTGAGTAATAATGCTATTACCCATAGCTTTTAAAGCATCATCAACCATAGCGTTTCCGCTAGTTAATTCACTAAGATTTAAACCTGTTGCAGATTCAAAAGCAGGACCAACAAAATCAGCCAAAGCTTGAGTTATACCTGCTGTAGCCGCAGAAGTTAACAGTTGTGCAGGATCAATACTGCCTGTAGTAATAGCTTGACTAATTGCACTACTTCCAACAGCAGCCCCAGCGGTTCCTAGATAAGGAGTTAAAGCACCACCTGACATAGCCGTCAAGGCGGTAACCATTGCCATTTTAACGTAGTCAGTTAATCCAGCATGGTCTTCGTTAACAGTCTTTACATAGGCTGAACCGTTCCACTGAAACTTATCACCGGTTTCACTATAGACAGTATCGTTAACACCATACTTTTGTAGCAATGCTTGGTTAGCTTCAGAGTTAATCCAGTTGTTGTATGCAGCGGTTTGGTTTTGTGTACGCTGACCAAAAAGCTCTTCATACGTAGATGACGCATCATCACCGTACTGAGTTAGATCTTCACCACCAAGAATCATTAACTCGTCTTCAGTTAACGATCCTGAGTACTCGTCCCAGCTACCTACGTCGTAATCACCAGACTGTATAAGCTGTTCACGCTCAGTCATGTAAGCAAGGTAGTTGTCAAACGTACCAAAAACTTCAGGCAAACGGTTTACAGTATCACCTTCAAAGTAATCACGTAGCTCTGCTTCAGTTAACTGTTCTGCATCTCTGCTTCCATACAAAGAAGTTGGACTGGCATTACCACGTTCTGCACCCCTAAAGAATGTAAATGTTGTAGGCGTGCTTGCTCTTGGAGTTGATGTTGTAGAAGCTTGCGTGTCACCTTTAACATCTCGCATAGGCTTAATTCCACCAGTCTCAAATGAAGATGTCATTGGACCGCCGGGAGATGTAATCATTCCGTTAGATGGTGCAGACTTAGTAGGTGCAGTGCCTTTAATACCTGAAGTCCCTGTTGGTAGCAAAGCACTGCCGGGACTAGTAAACATTCCTGAGCCACTAGTCGTTTTTGTTCCTTTCTTTGTAGGTCGTAACGCCATATTACTTTTCCCTCGATACGCCCTTAGTCTTTTCATAAGAACGCATTGCACCAAGACCAAGCATACCCATAAGTACAGGCATCATAGTTTCTAGATCAATAAGCGGTATAGTTACTTCAATAGCCAACAATGCCAGTACAAAGTTAGTAAACGGTATAACCATAAAGTTACCTGTCATACCTAGTACACAACACCAGCCAACAGCAGGTCTCCATCCAGAGACAAACAATGACTTGTGTGCTGCCTCTACCTTGTTAACTTCTATCTGTGCCGTAGCAAGCTCCTGAGCGTGTATCTGAGCCATTGTAGCGACTTCATGGGCCAGCCTTGCCTTCTGGTCCTTGTCTTGTATAAACTTGTCTAGAAGCCCTGTAACAGGCCCTATAAGAGCTTCTATCATCTTATGTACTCAGCAAAGACTAACGCACCAAGAATAAAAGGATACAGAGCAAAGACAGCTTGACGGTTAACAGTAATGTCCTTACCTGCTAAATCAAGTTGACGTTGAATCATTTCGTAACGAACAAGGCATTCCTTCTCGTGTCCTTCGAGCCTAGCTATTAGTTCCTCTGTTCTAGTCATTACTTACCACCTGTTATAATAAACATTAACAACCCAGCTAAAAGCCCTGTCATCGTCACTATAGCAAAAGAACTAACAAGTGCTTCCTTTAGTTCTTGTTGTCTATAAACCGTTTCTTCTCTTTCTCTTGCTATGTTCTTCTTTAGTTCACGAAACTCTAAAAGTCCTTGACTACCGTATGCGTAGTTCAACATGGTTATCAAGTCTCTTTGTTGCGCTTCTATCTTCTTCTTTGCAGCAAAAGCTTGTATAGCCTCTGCTTCAACACTTTTCCTAAATACAACCTTCTTAAAAGGTGATGTTTTTTTTGCCTTGTTGTCTGCGTAGATGACATCAGATGCATGTCCGTACCAAGTACTTATCTGCATCATAGTGTCTTCAGCAGCTCTCCCTGCTTCTACCATTGCCTTCGCCATAGCAAATGCTTTAGAGGCTCCAGCAATAGCAGTAACAGGGTCAATCATTTACCAAGGCACGCCGTTAGCTGTGACAGGGTTCTTGTCTGCTTCAATCTTAGCAGTCAGTGCCGCTTCGACAGTGTCCTGACCTACAGACTCGTATACCCAACCTAAGACATCAGCCTCAGTCAAGCTGTCATAGGAAATGTAGTCAGGGGCTGTAGGGTCTGGTGTAAACCCGACAGTACCGTAAGATGATGCAGAGTAAGTAACAGCGTCGTCGCCAGTACCTACGGTTTCTTCTTCAGTGCATCGCCAGTGTGCAACGGTTACACCGCCGTCTGCCAATTCACGCTCAAGTGTTG